TTTCTGGAACACAGATAATTCAACCTATGCAAAGCAAGGATTAATTTATTCAGTACCAGTGCCAACAAATCCAATAGATAAATATTACGATGGTAAAAGATATTTAATTAAATTTTAAAGATATGAAAAAGTCAGTTAGAATAGTATTATTAAGTGTTATAGGAGGATTAATTCTTTGCGTAATAGGTTTATCAATTACATCATTTAAAGCTAATACAACAACTGAAATAACGCAGAATTTAAACATTAAATCAACTAATATAAAAGTAGATGATAACTGGACTTTGAATTGCGAAAAAAACGAAGCAACACAAAAACGAATCACGAAAGTAGTTGATGAATCAAGATTAGAGCGAAAAGAAAATAAAGATTTAATAAATGAAGTGATTTTGCAACAAAAAGAATCAAATACATTATTAAGATTGTTAATTAAGGATAAAAAATTAGTATATGAAGAAGGAAAAGAGTTCGATTTTTAAATTAAACATAAAGGACTTTATAAAAGGTGCTTTATTAGCAGCATTGGCAGCGATAGCCACTGCTTTACTGCAAATTGTAGATAGTGGCAATATAATGACATTATTTGAGTGGATAACACTTAAACCTATTTTAATTGTAGGATTAACTGCATTTGTATCGTATTTGTTAAAAAATTTACTCACAAATAGTGAAGATAAACATTTTAAAAGTGAGCCGAAATGAAATTAAGTAAAGATTTTACATTAGCGGAATTCACATCAAGTCATAAAGCAGATGAACTTGATATAAATAATATGCCTAATAACACTCAGATAACTAATCTTAAAACATTAGTTGAAAGAGTAATTCAACCAGCAAGAGATGGAGCAAAAATTCTTATACGAATCTCTAGTGGATTTAGATGCTCATTGCTTAATTCTGCAATTGGTGGAGCTGATACAAGCGACCACACACATGGAAAAGCTGCTGACTTACAATGTGCCAATAATAAAAAGTTATTTGATTACATAATGAATAACCTAACATTTGACCAATTAATTTGGGAGCTTGGAAGTGATTTACAACCACGCTGGATTCATGTAAGTTACCGCACCGCAAAAAGTAATAGAAATCAAGTATTGAAATCAGTTAAAAAAAATAGTGGAACTAAATATATAGATTATGAACTTTAAAAATGTGATTGAAAATCTGATTTATATTTTCGCAATGGGTGCAATATTGATTGTCAGTAATTATTTTATTATCAAAGCTCAACAAGACGCATTCATAGAAGCCATCAACAAGAATACTACTGAAATCAGTAATACATTTGATAAAATCAAGACAAATAAATCAACATTGGATTTGAATTTAGATAATAAAGCTCAAACAAATATCAACGATTCAATAAAAAAAAGTAAAAAGTTTTTTTTATTCAAAAATAAACATTAAATTTGTAATAATGGCAAAATTAATTTTAGCAACTCCTATGTGGAGTGACACAGTTCAAGCATTAATGGAGCAAATAGTTGCGGTTCCTGAGGGTGAAGATATAACATTATATCAAAATACCCCGGGTGGTTCAGTTTTTGCAGGTTGGGCTCTGGCAGGAATAATGAAAGAACATCAAGGCAAAATTACTATTAAAGCATTTGGTGATTCATCAAGCATGGGATTTTATAATTTACTTTATGCGGACAGGGTTGAAGCATTGGATGTTACCAAGTTTACAATTCACAGAGCTGATGGATATGTTGCAACCCCAGATGACCAAATTTTATTAGATAGTATTAATAAAGATTTACAGTCAGTAATGAAAAAAAGTATTGATGAAAAAGTTTTTAAAGAAGTGACTGGTACATCTTTCAAAGAAATATTTGATGTTGAAAAACGTATTGATGTTACGGTAACCGCAAAACAAATGAAAAAATTAGGTATAGTCGATAAAATTATACAGTTAGACAAAAAAGAAATAGCGGCAATTAGCAAACAATTTAACGCATTTACGGACATATTTGATGATTCGCAAGGAAGCGATGACCCGCAAGGTAGTGGAATAAAAAAATCAGTAGATGCAAATTCAAATAGTAATAACAAAAATCCAAAAAAAATGACAAGATTAGAGTTTGAAGCTCAACATCCTGAAATGTTTCAAGCCATATTGGCAGAAGGGCATAAAGCAGGAATAGTCGTAGGACAGGGCTTAGAAAAAGACAGAGTGGGTGCAATAATGGCATTTAATACCATTGACCCCGTTGCTGTTAAAACCGCTATTGATTCCGGTAATCCGATTACCGAAACATTTCGCAGTGAAATGGCAGTAAAACAAATTTCAGCAATGAAATTAGGTGATATCAAAAATGATTCACCAAAACCAGTTGATACTAAAGTATTAACACCGGAAGAACAGAAAATAGCAGCTGATGAAGCTGAGATTGTAGCTTTCAAAAAAGAAACCTTAGAAGCTGCTGGATTAGCAGAGGAAGATGAGGCTAAATAATGAGTACAATTACGGCGGTTACTGATAATAGTAATCAATTAGAAGTTACTTATGATGTGAGTAAATTCTTACTAGGTGGAAATAAATTTATCGAATCAAATGTTACAGCATCCGGAGATGTAGTAATGTTAGAAGGCATGATAATGGGTAAAATAGGGTCTACTGGACTTTTAACGCCAGCGGATAAAGATGCAACAGACGGAAGTCAATTACCTGTCGGTGTTTGTATCTTAACAAGAACCGTAGCAGACGGAACAACTGAGGCGATAACCTTAGTTAATAAAGGTAAAATTGCAGAAAGTAAATTAAACTTTCTTTCAACCGAAACCTTAGATACTTTAATTGGTGCAGCTAATAACCAGCGTTCATATAGAGATTATTTAAACGACCTTGGTCTTATATTACTGACTTCTAACGAACTAACAAATATTTAAGAAATGGCAATTCCAAGAGAAACAGCATTAGGGATATTTTCAACTACAATGTTGAAAAGCTATACAGAACTTATCCCATCTCCAAATTTCTTAACCAGCTTTTACACTGTTAAAACATCATCAGCGAAGCAAATAGGTGTAGAAATCGAAAGAGGAAATGAAATGATTGCCGTTCAATCGTTAAGAGGAACAAACGGGAATCTAAATACAAGTTCATTATGGGCGGGTAAATATTTTTTACCACCATTTTACAATGAATTTGGTAATGCAACGGCGTTAGACCGTTACGATAGAACACCATTTGTTGGTACGGATTTCACTCCAGAAACAATTGGTCTTTTTGGTACAGATGTTGCAAAAATGCAATTAAAAAACCGTGCTAAAATTGAGAGAGCAAAAGAATTAATGGCAGCGGATGTATTTCAGACTGGTGTTATTTCTATTAAAAATGGTGACAACATTGATTATGGTAGAAAAGCTACTTCAATGGTTGATTTAGGTGCTGCAGGATACTGGGGTAACACAGATGCAGCGATAGAAGCTCAATTAATTGCAGGTGCTGAATTTATTCGTAGAGAAGGTAAGAACGGCACACCGGAATTTAATTTAGTTTTATCAGGTGCTGCATACACTGCGTTAAAAGGTAGTGATTATTTTGCAAAGTATGCGAATTTTCAAAATGTTCAATTAATTGATGTTAAGCAACCACAAGCAAAAGCATTTTCTGCTGCATATCACGGAAGAATAACTGCCGGGGCGTACCTGTTTAATATATGGTCATACGATGAGATTTATCAAGATTCGGATGAGGTTTACCATAGATATTTAGACCAAGATACTGCATTCATGACACCTGTTTCAGGTACAAGATTTGAATTATCTCATGCGGGAGTTCCTGCAATAATGCGAGATAAATCAAAAGCAGAATTTGGTAAATTTATCGCTCAGGTAGCTGGTGAATATTGGATGTATGATAGGGTTGATGAAGCGAATTTTGCTCATGAGTTTGGTGTAATGTCTGCACCACTTGCAATCCCTGTTACGGTAGACATGATTTACACAATGACAGTTCTTGGGACAGGAAATCCAGAAATTGGTTAAAAATTAGAAATATGAAAAAGTTTTTAGGAATATTATTGATAATGGTTTTGAGCTTCACTATATGTGAGGCACAAAATCAAACAGTAGATAAGCAGATGAAGTATGCAGATACTTATCTGAATTATACGGGTGTAGCATCGGATACTATAGGTACTGATAGTACATGGACATATACTGTTAGAAAAAAAACGGATGCGAGATTATTTCCATATATGTATATGGCAATTGATTCAATAAGTGGAACAGCCGCGGATGTCTACATAATTAGGCAGGGCAAAGTAACACCATCAGAATCATACACTAATATCGATACCGTAACATGGACAGCAACAACATCAGACACGACTTTGAAGTTTGACGATAGTACTGCCAGAAAATTTCAATACACGAGGTATTTAGTCAAGGGTTCGGCTTCTACATTTAAAGCTGAGATTCAAAAACTAGAATTGTTATACTTAAAATATTAGTATCATGATAAAAGTATTCAAATTAAAAAATGCGAATGTACATCTTTTTAATAAGATATATTATAAGCGGGATAATCCAGTATTTAGTTCTAAGACTATGCCATTAGCACAGTTAGAAGTGGCTGAGAAAGCTGGATTTTTAGAATTAGATTCTAAGTTGTCTAAGGAGGCAACAAAGAAATTTAATACAACTGCAAAAGGCAAAGCACTAGCCGAAGAAGCTAGGATAGCCGAAGAAGCTAGGATAGCCGAAGAAAATAAAAACGCTGACACTTGCGAATTTCCAGAAGATATGCCAGCACGACAATTGTTAATTGATAATAAAATTACTACTTTTGAGCAATTAAAAGGAGTAAACGATTTAACAACTATCAAGGGCATCGGCGGAGCTACTGCAAAAGAAATCATTGATTTTATAGCAGAATAAAATGGGTACTATTAAGGATATGGCGATAAGAGATTGTAAGAGGTTTTCTCAGGGCGGATTTAGTTCTGAGATACTTTTTATCACAGAAGAAATATCGGTTTTAGGCTTAACAAGTAAACATCATTTAAGTATCGATTCATATACTGGAGCTTCTGTTAGCTCATTAAATGCGCACATAACAATAAATGAGCAAGTAATGACAGCGGCAGGAATAACAACAAGAGATTTAAACGATAAATTTATTCTAAAAGGAAAAAAAGTTAGTTGGACAGATGCAGCGGATAAGACGGTTGTATATGTGATAAATGAAGTATTTCCTTCTGAAACATTTGGATTAATAGTAATGACACTAGGTTTATGGCACTCATAACAAATACAATAACAGCAAGAAATTTTGAACTTATCCGAGATAAGATAGGTGTAATTCTTGCATTAGAATTGGCAGCTCAAACATATACTGCGGATTTGAAAGCTATTTGGGGAGAAAGAAAAGTGCCATTTACACCAGTTGAATTATCGTGTGTTAATATTTCGTATGGTGGTACTAATTTTGACAATGCCAATACATCATATAAAAGAGGTACGAACATCTATTATATAGATGTGTATGTATCAGAGCCATCAACTAACAGCGCACAAGGCGATGTTTTAGGCGCTTTAAAAGCTGAACGAATTGCTGGTATAATTGATTATATTTTATCTAGTCCATATTATCAGACATTAGGATTTGCACCCGGATTTATTGCTCATACAATAGTTGAGAGTATTTCAATGAGTGGAATGACTTCGCAGGACGCATATGAGAATATTGGAGCAAGATTACAGTTTCAAGTCGTAGCAGGTGAAGATACGGCACAAATTGCACCAACAGACGTGGCGGGTATTGATACCGAAGTAAACATTGAAGAGACCGATTTTGGTCATTTATACACAATAAATAATAATTAAAAATTATGGCTATAAGCACAGCAATAGGATTAGAGCGTATTTCAAGAGTAGTTGGTTATAAGTTAATTCCAGCTAATTTCTCAACTGATACGCCTTATTTACCTATAAGAATTGCCATGCTAGGAGAAGCTAATACAGCTAACCAAGCGACTATAACAAAAGACGAGCCATTTGAATTTATTTCAGCCGATGAGGTTGCTGATGAATTTGGATATGGAAGTCCTTTGCATATCATGGCACGAATTTTAAGACCTGTCTCAGGAAGTTTATTAGGTGGAATACCTACTATAATTTACCCACAGGAGTCGGCAGTCGGAGCAACTGCGGCAGTTTTAAAAATGGGAGTTGCCGTTGCAACCACAGTCACAGAAAATGTCACTCATGAGTTGATAATTAACGGTAGAAATAACATTGACGGAAAAAGATATTCCTATTCACTGATTAAAGGTGAAAATCAATCACAAGTAACAGCGAAAATAATTGCAGCAGTAAATGCAGTAATTGCGGCACCTGTAACAGCCGCATCAGCGACGTTGGACATTGAATATACCAGTAAATGGGAAGGAGCAACAGCGATACTAGATATCGAAGTTAATACTAACAATACAGCTGCAGGCGTTATTTATTCTGAGGTATCAAATACAGCCGGCACAACCGCTGTAACACTAACAGATACACTTGCCAATTTTGGCGAAAATTGGAATAATATAGTTATTAATCCATATGCTGACCAACTAGCAGTATTAGAAGCATTCAACGGTAAACCAGACCCTGATAATCCAACAGGTAGATTTGCACCGGAGTCGTTCACTCCATTCGTTGCATTATTTGGTTCGTTATTGTCTGATAAAGATGATATCGTTGCTATTACCAACGCAACAGCAAGAACTACGGAGGTAACAAATGTTATATGTCCGGCACCAAATTCAAAGGGATTTGCATTTGAAGCAGCGGCAAATATGGCAGCAAGTTATGGAAGTATTGCACAAAATTCTCCACATATTGACAATTCTGGAAAATATTATCCAGATATGCCAGTACCATCGGACGAATTAATTGGGGATTTCAGTGATTACGATGCAAGAGATTTCATGGTTAAAAAAGGCTCATCAACTGTAAATATCACAAATGGTTTATACACGATTCAAGATTTTATTACAACGTATGTTCCTTCGGGAGTAGCTGTACCAAAATTTAGATTTGTTAAAGACCTTATCATTGATTTCAACATGGAATTTGCATGGAGAATAATTATGGAACGTGATATACAGGATAAGACAATTATTGCAGCTGGTTCAGTTACCACAGTTACAAATACTATATCAACAAGTCAAGTCAAACAGCTTATAAATAGTCATATTGATTTAGCTGTAAGTCGGGCGCTAATTGTTGATGATGCTTTTTCAAAAGCAAGTATTCAAGTTGGAATAAATACAGACAATCCAGCAAGATTAGATATCTTTTTTAGATATAAACGAAGTTCAACTGCTCACATCGTTTCAAGTGATGTTGAAGTAGATTTTAATTATACAACTTAAAATTTAGAAATTATGGGATTCATAGGTGGTGACGTAAAGTTAATATCATATAACCATCCAATTTTTGGCAGCGGAACGCTGTACGCGAAGGCTGGAGAAGACGGCACATTAAATAGAGGCGGATATACATCTGCTGATGATGATGCTAATATCACAGGCATAGGGCAAATGATTGATATTATCACAAGAAAAAGAGGTTCTTTTGAAATTCTTTGTGTTTGGGATACTGTTGATATCAAAGAA